TAGCGGCCGGCATAGGATTTGTACCTGCAGATGCAGGAACGGTCAATTTTGAACTGATCAAGGCGATATTCCCGGCATGGGTTATCGTTCCGTTCATGTTTATGCTGATCTCCGGACTGTTGTCCACTGTGGATAGTAACCTATGCGCAATCGCATCCCTGACGACCGATCTGAAAGCCACAGGCAGGATGAAGGATGCAGAGAAGATAAAACTCTCAAAGCTGTCCATGGTAGCTCTGTTAGCAGTCGGGATCCTGATTGCAAATATCCCGGGACTTACAGTAACGCATATGTTCCTGTTCTACTGTACCCTGAGAGCAACAACGATGCTGCCGACAATGCTTACCCTGATGAAGGTAAAACTGACAGCTGGTGGAGTTGTTGCAGGAATCCTTACAGCATTCCTCGTAGGGCTTCCTATTTTCGCCTACGGGACGGTTTATGGCATATCAGCATATAAAACAGCGGGAAGCCTGATAACAGTGCTCTCGGCTGGAATAATAGCCATGATCGTTTCCCGTGTCTCAAAAAGAGGGGCGGTGAGATAAATGGGACAGCAGATACTTGGAAGAAAGCAGAAAATCAGTAATGATGCATGGTTGAAAGCCATGGAACAGATCGAGGACCTTGTCTCAAAACAGGAACTGGATGAAAAAGTGAGACAGACGGTCAAAGACATTAAGGCGACAACAGGTGGGAAGAAAGCTGCAGTCGCATGGAGCGGTGGAAAAGACTCTCTGGTGCTTGCGGATGTCTGCAGACAGGCAGGGATCGAGGACAGTGTCCTCGTGGTAAGCAATTTAGAGTACAAAGCATTTACGGACTGGGTAGATGCGAATAAGCCGCCCAAACTGGAAATCATAAATACAGGGCAGGATCTGGAATGGCTCACGAAGCATCCACAGATGCTGTTTCCGCAGGATTCCGGTACGGCAGCGCAGTGGTTCCACATTGTTCAGCATAGAGGACAGGCAAAGTATTATAAAGAGCATGATCTTAATATGCTCCTGCTTGGCCGCAGAAGAGCCGACGGAAACTATGTCGGCAAGGGCAGTAACATATATACGGATGGAAAAGGTGTCACACGGTTTAGCCCACTGGCTGATTGGAGCCATGAGGAAGTGCTGGCATATATCCACTATTATCATTTGGCCGTGCCTCCGATCTATGATTGGAAGAACGGCTATTTATGTGGAACACACCCCTGGGCGGCACGGCAGTGGACCGGTTCTGTCGAAAACGGATGGAAAGAGATCTACGACATTGACCGTTCCATTGTGGAAGAAGCTGCAGAGAAGATCCAGAGCGCAGGAGCGTTTTTGGAGAGCCTGAAATAGTATTGCCATTTGCAGATGGCGAATATGTCATTCTCCTTCAGAAGAATATTTTGGAGGAAAATACTATGAACAGCATTTACATGAAACTTACCGACCTGGTAAGACCGGAAAAGAATATCCGCATCCATACAGAGCAACAGCTTAGAGAGTTTGAGCGGAGCGTGAAGATGTTTGGGCAGATCAGACCCATTGTGGTAGATGAAAACAATGTGATCCTGGCCGGCAACGGATTATACGAGACATTGCTCCGTCTCGATTATGAGGAAGCACTGGTGTACCAGTACACAGATCTGACGGAAAATCAGAAAAAGAAACTGATGATCGCAGATAATAAGATCTTCTCACTGGGGATCGAAAATCTGGATACGCTGAATGCGTTTCTGGAAGATCTTCAGGATGATCTGGATATTCCCGGATATGATTCAGAGATTTTGCAGCAGATGATAGCTGATGCAGAAGACGTGACAGAGAAGCTGTCCGAATATGGCACGCTGGACGAAGAAGAGATCGCTGCCATACGAAACAGAGGTGAGAGTGGACAGACACACGAGATAAAGACGGAAACACAGGGTACAACAGCAGCACCGGCAGAACCGGCAGGACCGGTCACAGACAGGGATACAGCTGAGGAGGAGACGGCAGAAGTAAAGCAGTTCGTTATCTGCCCGAAATGTGGGGAAAAGATATGGCTGTAAAAAGGCGGGAATCCAGTATCAATGTGATAAAAGCTGCTGAGATAAGGATCATAAATGTATTCAACAATGGTCTGCCGGTGTATATGTCATTCTCCGGCGGCAAGGACAGCCTATGTATGGCGCAGCTGATTTACAATCTGGTGCAGAGAGGAAAAATCAATCCCGCACAGCTTACGGTGCAGTTCATAGACGAGGAGGCAATCTTCCCGTGTATAGAAGATACCGTGAAGAAGTGGAGAAAGAGATTTCTCCTTATGGGTGCGAAATTTGAATGGTTCTGTCTGGAAGTAAAGCATTACAAC